TCAGTCGCTACGGACATCGGGCACCTGTTGGATCTTCTCCCATAACTTGATAGCGAAGGTATCGGTCATGCCCGAGACCATATCGGTCAGTAGTCTCAGTTCCCGGTATCGCAACCCTCCCTCCTCACCAAGCGGCTTTGCCGCAAGCACGGCATCCTCGACGTAGTTGGGGCTGATCAGGGACCGCCCGTACTTCCCTCTAGCCGAAATCGGAGCCGACATCATGTCGTCCGGATCCTCCCGATCGGATATAGCGCCCCAGAAAAAGGTCATCAGTTCATCGATCGCGGCAGCGCCGAAAGCCTCCATCCGCAGCACGGAGGAGTTCGAGAACGCATACTGGTTGGCGATGCGTTTTAGGGCTTTGCAGAGCACGCTGTGATCCATTAACGGCTGCTCGTGGCTCAATGCGTTGATCGCTTCGCAGTTCGCCACGTAGGCTGAACTCGCTTCCTTGATCAGAGCCTCGATCAGGATCGCCCTGAGGTAGCCGATTTTGATATCGCGGACGACTTCGGTCCTTCGGGCGCTGGCATTGACCTTGTCGAACGACATCTGGATCCGACCGATCGCGGAAATGCCACCGAGCTTCGGGTCGGACTTCAGGATGGCATGGACGTCGTCCGGGGAAACGATCCCCTTCTTCATCACGTCGTCCACGTCGAGGACGGAATAGGCGATGTCGTCGCACGCTTCCATGATCCATGTCAGCGGATGACGCTGCCCCTCAGCGAGGCCCGTCGCGCCGCGAACCCAGTTCACGATCTCAATCTCGGAGTGGAAGTAACCAACCTTCTTCCGGATCGGGCGCGACTTGTCGCGGCCGGAGGCCGACACTGGGTACTTAAGGGATGCGGCTAGTGTCGCCGCCGTCAGGTTCAATCCAACATTCGACACTGAGGTCTGCAGTTTGGTGATAAGGCGTAGCGACTGGGGATTGCCGTCGAAAGACAGGAACTCGTTCCGCAGTGCAACCGGAACGGAAATGGGCAACCCCGAACCGTTCTCGCGCGCATTCGCGAAAATCCATGGGTCGCGCTTACGGAACCAGTTGGACATCGCGGTCTCCCCCTGATGTCCGAATGGCGGGTTTCCAAGATCGTGCGCCAAGCCGATGGCCGACAAAATCGGTTGGATGACTTCGTGCAGGTCGGCGTCACCGAAGATACCCGGCGAGATTGCGGCGACCCGCGACCCTATTGAACGAGCCAAGTTAGCCACTTCGTGCGAGTGTGTCAGGCGCGTCCTGACGCCATCGTTCTCGTCCATTGGCCAAACTTGAGTCTTGTCCGAAAGTCTGCGCACGGGCGTACTGAATAGCAGCCGGTCGTAGTCCTGCTGGAACCGCGAGCGCCAGCCTTCGGGATCCGGCTCGTCCGCGTCGGCATCCTTAGCAGGCGCATTCTCGAGGCGAGGCTTCAGTCCGAGCCACTCGTCCAGTCGCTCCGAACACCAAAGATCACCCATTTCAATCGCCTCCAAGGGAGGCATATCTCTTAATCGACTGACGATCACCGCTCTGCAGTGACAAATCCCCAGCCGAATCGCAATCGAGCCCCCAGAAGATTCTGATTTCGGAGCGAGCAGGGATCAAGGAAAAACAGTATTTCGACTACTAGCGACGCCGTCCCCTAGGCCGACGCCCCCAGAGTCTGGAAAGAGCCAAATTGCGACGTGGATACAAGCGATTGCCCTTAGGGGACTCTCAATTCCAGCGCAATGCTGGGATGCACAAGTACATTGATGCCGGTAGCCTGACTGTGTCCTCAGCGGATGCGGCTTTCTAGAGACCGAGACGGCAAAGGGATAACGTCTCTATCAGAACGGGCCGATCAAGCGCCAAAAGGGGAGATTTCATATCCCGTACAGCGTTTAGGTCGCCGGAATTCACACTGATCCACAACCCGAACGAGCTGCTTGCAGGCGATTCCGGTGGCTGCTATCCCAATATGCAACATGGTTATTTGCGCCCGGTCGAGAGGTCGGGCGTTTTTGATTCCGGGGCGATATCCCGCTGGCAGGGCAAGATCTCAGCACCTTGAGGCGTACCGGCAGAGGAGGGCGAAGACCTCTTGAGGCCGGGCGTGATGCGAGGCTGGCCCGCTGATATGCGTCGCGGGTGCTGACGACCGGCCCAGCCAAGCCTTCCGAGCGAATGCGCGACATACAGTAGGGCTCGGCTCGTGTCTGGCACGGTCTTGTCGATTCTCGCATCAAGGAAGTCTCGTCGCTCGTCACCTCAACGGTGCTTGTCGAGCTCAATGAGCGCGTCATCGCCACGCCCCGCCTTGATGGCGAGGCAGGCGCGACCGGCGCGATGAGCAACGCAGAACAGGGCGAAGGGAGCGGTCCTCGCAGTGAGCAATGAGCGAGCAGGGCGGGCGAAGGGCCTGCCTCACCAATGAGAAAGCTTGCCCTGCCAGCAACATAGAGTCCTCCGATGAATCAACATGGCAAGAGCCCCCACCTCCCACCCTCACCACCCACCACCCGCCCAAAAGGTTCGCGCAACCGGCTCGGGCAGGCTTTCGTCCAGGCGCTCCAGGATGATTTCCAGGAGCATGGGCCGCAGGTCATCGAGACCATCCGCTCCGAAAAGCCGGAGCATTATCTGAAGCTTGTCGCCTCGCTCCTGCCCAATGAGCTGAAGGTCACCACGGATATCGAGTTGAGCGATGAGCAGCTTGATCAGCGCATCCGCCAGCTTGCCGCCGCCCTCGATCTCCCGCTTGGAAGCGAAGCGCGAGCTGGTGCGGCTGCTGGCGGAGAAGCAGCGCCGCCAGGCTGAAACGCGGCTCCAGCGCTACCGGCCCTATGCCAGGCAGCGCGCCTTTCACGCGGCCGGGGCCGAGCATCGCGAGCGCCTGTTCATGGCCGGCAACCAGCTCGGCAAGACCTATTCCGGCGCGGCCGAGGCGGCCATCCACCTCACCGGGGCCTATCCGGACTGGTGGCAGGGCCGCAGGTTCGACAGGCCGGTCCGCTTCTGGGCGGGATCCGAGACCAACGAGGTCACGCGCGACGCTGCGCAAAGGCTGCTCATCGGCGAGCCCAAGGACGAGGCGCAATGGGGCACCGGGCTGATCCCGAAAGCCGCGCTGCTCGACTGGAAGCGCCGGCAGAGCGTGCCGGATGCGCTGGACGGGGTGAGGGTGCGCCATGTCTCCGGCGGCACCAGCATCCTCGGCTTCAAGTCCTACGATATGGGCCGCACGAAATGGCAGGGCGAGACGCTCGATTGCGTCTGGTTCGACGAGGAGCCGCCCGCCGAGATCTATTTCGAGGGGCTGACCCGCACCAACGCCACCAACGGCATGGTCTATCTCACCTTCACGCCCCTCAAGGGCATGAGCGATGTCGTCCACCAGTTCATCGGGGAATGCGGGCTCGCATGACACGCCATATCACGCGGATGACGATCGAGGATGCCGAGCATTACACGCCCGAGCAGCGCGCCGCGATCATCGCCAGCTACCCGGCGCATGAGCGCGAGGCCAGGACGAAGGGCATCCCGACGCTCGGCTCCGGGCGCGTCTTCCCGCTCGCCGATGATGAGATCGCCTGCGCCGCGCCGGAGGTCCAGCGCGCCTGGGCCCTGATCGGCGGGCTCGATTTCGGCTGGGACCACCCGACCGCGGCGGTCAAGCTGGCCTGGGACCGCGACGCCGATTGCGTCCATGTCATCGCCGCCTATCGCCAGCGCGAACAGACACCGGTCATCCACGCCGCGGCGCTGAAGGCCTGGGGCGAGAAGCTGCCCTGGGCCTGGCCGCATGACGGGTTGCAGCATGACAAGGGCTCGGGCGAGCAGCTCGCCGAGCTCTATCGCCGGCAGGGGCTGAACCTGCTGCCCGAGCGCGCGACCTTCGCGGATGGCTCCTTCGGCGTCGAGGCCGGCGTGCTCGACATGCTCGAGCGCATGCAGACCGGGCGGCTGAAGGTCGCCCGCCATCTCGGCGAATGGTTCGACGAGTTCCGCCTCTACCACCGCAAGGACGGCAAGATCGTGAAAGAACGCGACGACCTTCTCTCCGCGACACGCTACGGCCTGATGATGCTGCGCTTCGCCGAGCCGGAAACGGCCGGGCGCCGGCTGCGCATCGGCGGCCGGCCCAGTGACTGGATGGCCGCATGAAAACCCCCGCAAAAGCCGACGAGATGCCTCTCGACGAGACCCATGGCCGCGAGAGGTTCGGCGACGACGACAGCGCCGGGATCGTCCGCGACGCGCTCAAGCTCTATGATGATTGGACCGAGCGCGAGCAGCACAATATCGATGCCGCCTATGACGATCTCGAGTTCAAGGCCGGCAACCAATGGCCCGGCACGGTCGAGGCCGAGCGCCTGAGCGAGGGCCGCCCGGTCCAGACCGTCAATGTGATGCCGCAATATATCCGGCAGGTCACCGGCGACATGCGGCAGATGCGGCCGGCGATCAAGGTCGTCCCGGTCGACGATGTCGGCGACGAGGAGAAGGCCGAGGCCCGCGCCGGCGTCATCCGCTATATCGAGAACCGCTCGGATGCGCCGAGCATCTATTACCAGGGCGGCGACAGCCAGGTCACCTGCGGGATCGGCGCCTGGCGCGTCCTGAAGGAATATGCGGAGGGGACGACCTTCAACACCGAGCTGCGCGTCGCCCCGATCGACGACGCGCTCGGCGTCATGTTCGATCTCGACGCGACCGCGCAAACCAGGGAAGACGCGGTCAAATGCCTGATCCCGGTCGATATCTCCAGGTCGAGGTTCGAGAAGCACTATCCCGACGCGACCCCGGTCGATTTCTCGTCGACGGGCGAGCGCAGCAGCCAGGCTCATTCCGACTGGGCCACGGCCGACACGATCCGCATTGCCGAATACTGGTACAAGAAGCCGGCCAGGAAGATGCTGGCGCTGGGCGAGGACGGCGCGGTCGTCGATGTCAGCGATGATCCCGCTCTTGCCGCGCAGCTCCGGGCCGCCGGCGCCCGTGTCGAGCAGCGCGAGGCCTACAAGGTCTATCGCTGCGTCGTCACCGCCATGGAGGTCGTCGAAGGTCCGGAGGAATGGCCGGGCGCCTATATCCCGATCATCCCGGTCGTCGGCGAGGAGATCCGCATCGGCCCGCGCACCGTGCGCCATGGCCTGATCCGCTTCGCCAAGGATCCGCAGCGCTCGCTCAACTACAATGTCTCGGCCGAGACCGAGGCCGTCGCGCTCCAGCCCAAGGCGCCCTTCACCGGCACCGAGAAGAACTTTGAGAAATACCAGGACGTCTGGGAGACGGCGAACCGCAAGAACCACCCCTATCTGCCCTATACGCCCGACCCGGCCAACGGGAATATCCCGCCACAGCGGGTCCAGCCGGCCGTGTCCTCGCAGGGCTTCTCGGATGGCATCATGCGGGCCGAGCGGCATATCCAGTCGGTCATCGGCATCTACAATGCCTCGCTCGGGGCGCGCTCGAACGAGACCAGCGGCGTCGCGGTCAATGCCCGCGACCGGCAGGCCGATACCGGCACCTTCGTCTATCTCGACAACTGGTCCCGCGCGATCCGCCACACCGGCAAGATCCTCAACGACCTGATCCCTTACGTCTACGACACCGCCCGCATCCTCAGGATCATCGGCGAGGACGGAAAGATCGAGCAGATCCCGATCAACCAGGTCGGCGGGCTGGAGGCGGATGGGCTGACGCCGCGCCTGGTCAATGATGTCACGACCGGCTCCTATGACGTGACGCTGCAGATGGGGCCGAGCTTTTCGACCAGACGCGAAGAGGCGAGGGCGGGCATGCAGGCCTTCATGCAGGGCAACCCGCAGGTCGCGCCGCTGATCGGCGATCTCTACGCCAGGAGCCAGGAATGGCCGCTGGCCGAGGAGATCGGCGAGCGCCTGGAAGTGCTGCTGCCGCCCGAGATCAGGGCGCTGAAGGCGCAGAAGGAAGGCAAGCCCCTGCCGCAAGCCATGCAGCAGGCGATGCAGCCGCCCCCCGTCGACCCCGCGCAGCAGCAGATGGCGGCGCTGGAGCTCGCCGCGAAGGAGGCGGAGGCCGCCGGCAAGCAGGCCGATGCGCGCCGCAAGCAGGCCGAGGCCGAACGGGCGGAGCTCGAGCTGCGGGCCGCGCTGGTCGCGCCCGCCGTGCCGCCGCAGCTTCAGCCCGTCGAGAATGCGCCCGATCCGGCGCTGGAACGCATGGCCGGTGCCATCATCGAGTTGCAGGGCGTCGTCGGTCAGATCGTGCGGGCGCTGCAAGGGCCGCCGCCCGAGATACCGACCGCAGCAGGACCGATGCCGATCGATCAGCCGCCCTCCGAGGCGGCTTTTTCAATCCACGAGCAGCCGGGACAGCTCCCGCAGCTCTAACCGCTTCGGGCAGGGGTTCGCATGAGGCGGACTCCGCCACGATGACCGTGCCGCCCCTCATCCGGGCGGCTTTTTTATTGGATGCAGCATGAGTGAGGATAACAGGGCCACCCCGGAAGCCGTCACGAACGAGCCTTCGGGAAGCCAGACGACACAGGATCAGGCGATCAGGACCACCGAGGTCGGGACCGGCGAGGTTCGGGCTGAAGCGGAACTGGCCGAGACCTGGCCCGAGGCCGAGCCGGACAATCCCGGCGCGGCCGAGGGCGATGACGAGGACAGGGGCGAGAGCGACAGGCCGCGGAAGAAATCCAAATCCGAGCGCCTGCGCCAGCAGAACGAGCGGCTGAGAGCCGAGCTTGCCCAGCTGAAATCCGGGTCGGTGCCCAGCACCGTGCAGGATGGCGCGGCGATCGAGGCGGCGGTCACGGCTCGTATCGGCGAAGCCCCAAGGGAGGCCGATTTCTCCGACTGGTTCGACTACCAGACGGCGAAGACGGCCTATGACCTGGACAGGCGCCAGGTCTCCCGCCAGATCCGGGAGGGGGCCGAGCAGGCGCAAGCCGCCCGCTCGGAGCGCATCCGCGATCTGGCCGACGATTACCAGGACAATATGGCCGCCCTCACCAGGGACGTGCCCGACCTGGTCGAGGTCCTCGGCAAGGCGAGCTATCAGCCGACGCCGCTCATCGAAAGCCTGATCCTCGAGGCGGGCGAGAAAGCCCCTCTCGTCGCCTATTTCCTCGCCAAGAACCCGCGCATGGCCGCCGGCCTCAATGCGCTGTCTCCGCTGGAGGCGGCGCGCGAGATCGGCCGCATCGAGGGCAAGGTCTCGGCTCCCAAGCCGAGGACCATCACCGGCGCCAGCCCTCCCATCAGCCCGCTGAAGGGTGGCGCCTCCCCAACACGCAGCCTCGGCAAGTCGATGAGCGACTACGAGCGCTGGCGAAACTCCTAGGGAACAGCCGCAATGGCAAATGACATGAAGGTCCAGGACATCATTGTCCGGGAAGCGCAGTACCAGCTCAAGAATGCGCTGGTGCTCGGCAATCTGGTCTCGCGCGTCCATGAGGGCGAGTTCGCCGATGACGTGAAGGGCTGGAAGGTCGGCGACACCGTGCGCGTCAAGCGCCCGGAGAATTTCATCCCCGGCGAAGGCGCGACCCTCTCGGTCGCCGAGGCCGAGGAAGCGACGATGAACGTCACCGTCAACACCCAGCTCAACAAGGGCCTGTCCTTCACCTCCAAGGAACTCACCATGTTCCTGTCGGGGCCGAAGGGGGCGCGGCGCATCGGCGAGGAGAAGATCCGCCCGCTGATGCACGCCTTCGCCAACCGCATCGATGCCGATCTGGCCGGGCTCTACCGCTTCGTGCCGAACCATGTCGGCACGCCCGGCCAGGTCATCGATTCCTATCCCGATTACCTGAAGGGCACGGAGCGGCTGAACGAGTTCGCCATTCCGCAGGATGGCCGCAACGGCCTGCTGTCGCCGGCCGATGATGCCGGGCTGAAGGGCGCGTTCAACAACTACTACGACACCGGCGTGTCGCGGAACGCGCTGCAGAAGGCGCGGCTGCCCATGCTCGACGGCTCGGATGTCTACATGTCCCAGAACGTCAAGACCCACACCGTCGGCGTCGCCACCGGCACGCCGCTGGTCCAGGGCGCCGACCAGGGCGTCAGCTATGCGGCTTCGAAGCAGAGCTATTCGCAGACCCTGAACACCGATGGCTGGACCAATTCCACCGCCGGCATCCTCAGGGCCGGCGATATCGTCACCATCGCCAATGTCTATGCGGTGAACCCGATCGACGGCAGCACCTTGCCGTTCCTGCGCCAGTTCGTCGTGCTGGCCGACGCCAATTCCGGCGCCTCGACCGGCCCGGCGGCGCTGACGATCTCGCCGCCGATCATCGCGTCGGGCCCCTACCGGACGGTCAGCGCCGTGCCGGCGGACAACGCGCCGATCACCGTGCTCGGCACCGGCGGCACCGGCTACCGCCAGCCGATGATCTTCCACAAGGACGCCTTCCACCTGGCCGTGGTCCCGATGGAGCTGCCGGAGGGCGCCGCCTTCAAGGCCCGCATCAACGAGGACGGGCTCTCGGTGCGCGTTACCTCCGGCTACGACATCAGCAACGATGTCAGCACCTGGCGCTTCGACGTGCTCTACGGCGTGACGCCGGTGCGCCCGAACCTCGCGACGCGCATCAACGGCACGGCGTGATCCAGGACGAAACGAAAACCAGACGGGCGGCCCTCGGGCCGCCCTTTTTCATCGAGGGCACGCCATGAGCCAGGACAAGGCAGCCTTGGTCCGCGAGGTGCTGGGGGAGTTGTTTTCCCTCGCCTCCGGGCAGACGCCGAATGCCGACGACACGGCCTGGGTCGAGCAGCGCCTCGACACGACGCTGGCCGAGCTCGCGCGGCGCAACATCATCTATATCCCCGATGCCGAGAGCATCGAGGACGCGGTGTTCAACGCGCTCACCGCCTATCTGACCGAGATCTGCGGCCCGAAATTCGGCCGCCCGCGTGACTATGGCGCCAAGCAGGCGGCCGAGGACGAGCTGCGTACGATCCAGCGCATCGGACGCGGCACCGGCGCCATGCTCAGGGTCGACAAGGCGCTGCTGCGGCGTCGCCCCTGGTCGATCACGGATGGCGTCTGATGGCGGGCACGGCCTTTCCCTTCCCCAGGAGCTCGACCCCAGGCGCCAGGCCGGGGGAGGGCGAGGGGCGCTATCTGAACTGCCATGCCGTGCAGGAGGGCGGGCGAACCTATGTCCGGCGCGATCCCGGGCTGGTGACCCTCTCGGCGACCGGCAAGAGCGCGCCGCTTCGCGGCATGCTCGATGTCAACGGCGTCAAATATGCCGTGTTCAACGGAGCCGTCGTCACGGTCTCGGCCGGAGGCGCCGTCACCACGCTGACCGGCGCGATCCCGGGCAGCGACGGCGTCACGCTGGCGCGCAACAACAAGGTCACAGGCGGCGTCTCGACGCCCGATATCGTGGCGGTGCGCGAGAGTGGCGGCGCCTATCTGCTGAGCGCGAGCGCGGTCTCCGCCTATCCCGATGCCGACCTGCCGGCATCGGTCAACAGCGTCGACTTCCTCGGCGGCTATTTCCTGTTCTCGCTGCCCGACGGCCGGATCTTCGCCTCAGATCTGAACAGCACGGCGATCAATGCGCTGAGCTTCGCGACGGCTGAGAACCGGGCGGACGGGCTGCGCCGCATCGCCGTCTCCGGCAACATCGCCTATGCCTTCGGCTCCAGCACGATCGAGCCCTATGTCAATGTCGGCACGGCACCGTTCCCGCTGCAGCGCGCCGCGACCGTGCCGCCGATCGGCATCCTCACCACCATGGCGGTCGCCGGCCATGAGGAGGCCTGGAACAACCCGGTCTTCTTCGTCGCCTCCGACAGGACGGTCAGGACGCTGCAGGGCTACGAGACGGCGACGGTGTCGACGGCCGATGTCGACCGGTTCATCGCCGCCTCGACCATCGCCTCGCTCGAGCTCTGCGTCTTCGTCTGGAACGGGCGCGGCTTCGTCGCGGTGTCCAGCGATGCCGGCACCTGGGTCTATGACGTCTCCGCCAATGCCTGGCACGAGAAGACCAGCAAACTCACAACGCCGGCGCGCTGGCGCGCCTCGCGCTCGATCTATTCGAACGGCCTATGGGTCTTTGGCGACACGTTGGGCGGCAACCTTCAGGCTCTCACGGCAACGCTGAGCGAGAACGGGCAGCCGCTGCCCTGGCTCATCCAGTCCGGCCCGCTCAAGGATTTTCCGGCGCGTATCGCCTGCAGGCTCTCGGCGGACTTCACCGAGGCGGCCGAGCAGGTGCTCGTGTCCTGGTCGCATGATGGCGGCAAGACCTGGTCGGACGAGCTGACGCGCTCGCTCGCCGATGCGGGGAGATGGCCGCTCAGCGTCGCCAGTCTCGGGCTCGGCACGCAGCACGGCCTGATCGTCCGCTTCCGCGGCGAGGGCACGGCGGATTTCTCCTTCAGCGGCGCCACGGCCGAGCGCCTGGCGGCGCGCGGCACCTAGCACATGCTCGAGCGAAACGGGTGCCGGTTCGCGTCAGAGAAATGCGTCAAATCAGAGAGATAGAGCACTTGCGCATGTCGAGGAAGCGCTCCAGGCGAGGGTGGTGAGATGGCCGATGTGAAGCCCGACAATATCCCGTTCATCCTGACCAGCCTTCAGCCGGTCGTCAGGGAAGACGGGCGCCCGACGCAGGCCTGGCAGGACTGGGTCCAGAGCCTCTGGGGCTGGATGAAGCAATCCGTCGTCGACCTGACGACGAAGGTCACGACGCTTGAGTTCACGGCTGGAGACCTTCAGGCGCAGATCACCACAGAGGCCACGATCCGCGAGACTGACGACGGCATTCTGGCCTCGCAGATCGATACGGTTGAAGCCTCATCGGCCACGAACGCCGCATCGATCGTCACCGAGACGAACGCTCGTATTGCTGCTGACACGGCGATTGCATCCGCCGTCACCACGGTTGAGGCGACGGCAAACAGCGCTCGGACCGGGGCCAACAACGCTACGGCAAGCGGCGCGGTCTACCTCGCTGCCAAGGCGGCCCCGAGCGGCGCCTCCGCGGCCTATGGCTGGCATATCGCGGCCGGCAGTTCCTACGCCGGCATGGAGGCGATTGCGCTCTCTGGCGGCGGCTCCGCGATCGGGTTCACTGCTTCCGCCATGTACTTCACCGACAGTGGCACGGCGCAGCAGGTTCTCACCTACAATGGCAGCGCCTTCGTGTTCGGCGTGCCGATTGTGCTCCGCTCCGGCACGAGCGGGGCGCGGCAGGAAATCACCAACGAGAACACCAGGATCTACGACGCGAGCAACGTCCTGCGCGTCGCCATCGGGGTCAACATCTGATGGCCGCCGGTCTCAAGGTCTGGGACGCAAGCGGCAACCTCGTCCTCGACAGCGCCGATCGGCTGCTGCGCTTTCTCGGGACGGCCATTGTCGGTCCCGGCCCGGTGTCAGGCACGATCACCAATGACGGGTTCCTGACCGGCGAGCCGCATTGCTTCTGCACGATGCATTCGAACAACGCGCTGTCATTCTGGCCGGGCGAAGGGATGCTCGCGCCCAGCATCAGCTTTGTCGGCAACGTGATGGTCTACACGCTGACAGCCGCCCACCCGACGACCCGGCTGCAATACGTGGTCTACTGATGGCGGACGGGCTCATCGTCTATAACGAATTCAACACCGTCCAGATCGACGAGACCTGGCGGAACATGGGCTTCCGCGAGAAGAGATCGGTTTCGGTCTCGGTCGCGGCCACGTCGCCGCCTGTCCCGGCCGGATATGGCGGGCAGCCCATGGCGATCACCGTCTCCGGTGGCGAGGAGGTGCTGGTCGCGTGCCGCGCCTCCGCGCTGCACCCGGTCATGCTGCATTCCTACTTTGACGGCGGCACCTGGACATTCAATTGGATGTTCATCACCAATCTCGTCGGTGAGGCCGTGACGGAGACGGTCGATTTCTACGTCTTCGACATCCTGACCGGCTCATATTCCGATTTCGGCCTGAAGGTCTACGACGCGTCGAGCCGTCTCGTCTTCGACTCCAGCGCCCCGATCATCAAGGCCGTCCGCTTCCTCGGCTGCGATACCGGCTTCACCGGGGCGCCGGGGAGAACCTATGCCCCGCTGATCATGCGGGCTCCGTTCTTCGGCGTGAATCTCGGTCTTCCCGCCGGCAACCGCCTGTTCGCGCACTGCCTGCGTTCCTCCGGCAATAGCATCACTTCGGCCGTCAAGAGCCTCGGGGCCTTCGGTGCCTCGGGCGCCTACGGCAATGTCGGCGAATACGCCGTCATCGACGTCACCGGCTACTAGCTCCTCGCTTTCGCATCGGCTTTCCCGACAACCGCAATCCAGTTTTCGGGCCGATGCATCGCCTCTCATCAGGGATCCAACGACATGGCAGCTGGCACCGCGAGCCGAAATATCGGCATCTGGGGCTATGACCAGGCACAGGATGCGAGCAATCGCGTCGCTGAGCTTCTGGGCAATACGCAGACGAACGCGCTCAACGCGCTCGGCACCGGGCGGACGAACAGTCTCGCCGCGCTCGAGCAGGGCTATGCCGCGGCGGCGCCGCAATACCAGGCGGCGATCGAGCGGCTCGACCCCTATGCGCAATCAGGCCTGCGCGCGCTCGGCACTTACGAGGACAGCCTCGGCCTCAACGGCCAGGCGGGCTATGACAGCACCGTCAACGCCTATCGCGCCAGCCCCGGCTATCAGCGCCGCGTCGATGAGGCGACGGATGCGGTCGCGCGCAAGGCTTCCGCGCTCGGGGCGCTCGGCTCCGGCAACACCATGCAGGCGATCAGCGACCGGGCGAACGCCCTGGCCGACGAGGATTACGGCCGCTGGCAGGGGCAGGTTCAGGGCCTTGCCGGCATGGGCCAGCAGACGGCAGCGACGCAGTCCGGCATCCAGCAGAATCTCGGCAACCTCCTGGCGCAGCAGGGCCGCGACGTCAGCAATGTCTGGGGCACGACGGCCGGGCAGGAATCCGGCCTCTACCAGAACCTCGCCGGCCTCGGCGCCAACAACATCTGGAACGCGGCCAATGCCGGCCTGAGCGCCGTCCAGACCGGCCAGAAGAACGCCGCCGACGCCGTCGCGAGCCGGAACAGCATGACCACGAACATCATCGGCTCCGGCCTCAGCCTGCTGACGCTCGGCATGGGCAGCCCGCTCGCGGCCGGGCTGATGGCGGGCGGGACGGCAGCCGCTGCGAAGCGATAGAGGGGCGCAACGATGGCCTTTGACTATTCCAGCAGCTTCACCGGCATCAACTCGGCTCTCGGCAACCTCGGCAAGCAACTTGAGCTCAATCGCAGGCGCGAGCGCTATGCTGAGCTCGGCGAAGATATCCAGGCCGGGAACTATGCCGGCGCTGCGCAGAAGGCCTTTGCCGCAGGCGATCTCGATACGGGTATCAGCCTCGCGAAGCTTGGGCAGTCCCGTCTTGATCAGCGCTCGGACGCCAACCTCCTGAACGGTCTGTTCGGCGGCGGCTCACAGGCTGCCATGGCCGCACCAACATCACCGGCAGGCTCGTCTCCATCCTCGCTGATCAACTTCGAGAGCGGCGGCAACTATCGCGCTCAGAACAACGCGGTAGGGGCTGGCGGCCAGGTCGGGCACTTCGGCCGGGCTCAGTTCGGGCAGGCTCGCTTGCAGGAGGCGGCAGCGGCCGGCGCGATCCCGCAGGGCACGACGCCGCAGCAGTTCATGGGGTCGCCCGAGTTGCAGCAGAGAGCCGAGCGCTGGCACTTCGGCGACATCGACAACTTCATTGCGCAGAATGGCCTTGATCAGGCTGTCGGCAGCACGGTGAACGGCGTCCCCGTCACGCTGGAGGGAATGCGCGCCGTTGCGCATCTCGGCGGAAAGGAGGGGCTGGCCAAGTTCATCGCCAGTGGTGGCCGGTACAATCCCACGGATCGCAATGGTACTTCGCTGATGGACTATCTGGCGCGCCATCAGGGAAATGACGGCCAGACACAGGTTGCGGCGCCCGTCGCGCCGGTGCAGCGCGGCTCGCCGTTTTCGGCCCCTGGCGCACAGGTCGCGCAGACTGCACCGCAGTTCGGCAATGGGCAGGGCTCGTACTCCGATCTCCACTCCGACCAGCTCCAGGCCTATATCGACAACCCGAACGTGCCCGACAACTTGCGTCAGATGATGCAGGGCGAGCTTTCAAAGCGCGCCGGCGGGCAACAGCCGGTGCAGGTGACGCAGGCGCCGGCAGCGCCAGCAGGACCAATCGCTGATGTCCCCGCGCAGGGAGCGCCGGCTCAGTTCGTCATCCCCGGCACGAACACCGTCGTCGACCAGGAGACGCTATCGAACAACCCGAAAATCCTGAACCTGACGCGGGGTCTGGCGCTGGCGAAGACTGAAACGGCGCGCGATGCCATCAAGGCGAAGTTGGATCTTGAGATTGCCGACGCCAAGCAGCGTCAGGCTGCGAACGCCCCGACCGACGCCGTCCGCAACTATCGCTTCTACCGGCAGGAGGAGCAGGCCGCCGGCCGCAAGCCGATGGGCTTTCAGGAATTCCGCAGGTCGACCGGCCCGCGCACCACCAGCAGGATGCCGGAAGGCGAGACGGAATACGACAAGCAGGCGGCCAAGGATTTCGCGGAAATGAACCGCGACCTCATCAAGGGCGCGCAGTTTGCAAACCAGAAGATCGCAACGCTCAACCGGCTGGAAACGCTGCTGACCAGCCCCTCAGTGCATACAGGCGCCGGCGCTCAGATGGCGTTGCAGGCCGCCCGCCTCGGCAAGTCGGTATTCGGCATCGAGACGGAAGGGCTAGGCCCCTCGGAAGCCATCAACGCCATTGCAAACCAGTTTGCCCTTGAACTGCGCAATCCCTCCGGCGGAGCCGGCATGCCTGGCGCGCTGGCGGGCAGAGACCGCGACTTCCTGATGTCGAGCACGCCGGGGCTGGAGCGCGACCCGGAAGGCAACCGCCTTCTCATCGATTATATGCGCCGCATCAATCAGCGCAGTGTCGAAGTCGAGCGCATGCGCCGCGACTACGTCCGGACCAACAAGCGGCTCGACGAAGGCTTCTTCGACAAGCTCGCCGAGTTTTCCGAGAAGAACCCGCTCTTCCCGGAGGCTCATAAGGCAGATGAGGGCCCCCGAAAGGTGTCCTCTCCGGAGCAGCTCAAAGGCCTGCCGAGCGGCACCATCTTCATTGATCCGAACGGCGTGCAAAGGCGAATTCCATGACCAGCCCCTGGGACCGTTTCCCCGTAGTCAAGCAGCCCGCCGCCAAGCCGGAGACTGACCAATGGTCGGTATATGCGCCGGTACAGCCTGAGAAGCCGCCAGCGAAGCGGTGGCAGGGCTCTGTACTGCCTCTCAGTAAACGAGCCGACGGAAAGCTTCAGTTCGATAGCGATGCCGGTATCCTGGGCGATTTCATACGCACGTTTACGGCCCCTGGAGACGTATATTCGGGCAAGCTTGACCCTCTTTCTGAAGAGGGCCGTAAACGCGCGATGGAAATGGCGGCCACGTTCTCACCGATGAATCCGGCGATCCGGGCCGGTGACCACGCCATACCCGGCGTCATCAACGGGCTTCGGGAAGCCAAGGTGGTGCCGCCTACCGCAGAGGCATTGAAGCAAGCCGCCAGCAAGGGCTTTGATGCGCTTCGCGACATGGGCGTTCAGTACTCACCTGACGCTGTGACGCGCCATGTTGGCGGCTTGCGCGCAGCGCTCGAACAGGATGGCATTCTTGATGTACTTGCCCCTAAGACATTCGAAATCCTCAGCAAATTCGACAACCCGCCTGCCAACAGCGTCGTCACCAGCGCCGGGCTCGAAGCTGCCCGTAGAGCAGCCCAGAAAGTCGCAAAGGACTTCACCAACGAAACCGAGCAGGAAGCCGCTCAGCGACTCGTTGATGGGTTGGCTGAGTTCGTGGGGCGAGCTGATCCGAGAAGTGTTGTGGCTGGTCCCGCTGCCGCCGCGGCAGAAACCCTTACCGCCGCGCGAGGAAATCGCGCCGCTGCGGAGCGCTCTGAAAAGTTCCAGGGAGTCGAGGAGGGGGCCAGGCTTAAAGCCGCGCGAACTAACTCAGGCTTCGACGCCGACACTGCCGTTCGGGAACGCGCAGACTCCATTCTCAGCAACCCCCGGGAAGTTGCCGGTTTCAGCAAGGACGAACGAGAAGCCCTGAAGGCGATCATCAAGGGCGGCACCGTTCGAAATACTCTCCGGTCAGCTGGCAACCTGATGGGCGGCCGCGGCGGCCTGGGCGCGGCAGTGTCCGGCGCCATCGGCGGCGCGGCCGGCGGCGCTGTTGGTGGTCCCGTAGGAATAGCGAGCGGAGCCGCCGCTCCCCTTGCCGGCATGGCTGCCAGGGGCGCCGCGAACCGAATCTCGCTAGCCGAACTAGGCTCTCTGGATGCGGCTACCCGCGCGCGCTCGCCGCTGTATCTGGATATGCTCGGCCGCCCTGCTATGGAATTGCGGCCGAACTTCCCGATCGCCTTGAATGTCGGCCGGGCGGGCAGCCTTGCGGCGCTTGGTCAGGGGCCGGCACTGCCGGCCCCTGACTCGCAAGAGCGGTGGCGTCTGTGGTTGGAACAGGGTGGCGCCTAGAGCATCGGACCGAAAAGTGGAATCCACTTTTCGGATAAATCCGATGCCAGATCAAAGGGATAGATCGCCACCTCGCGTCTAGCGATTCCCGCGGCGGTCGAGATGCTCCCTGGCGAGCGTGAAACTCGGGAATAGCGCCGATCCGAGCAGGACCAGGGCACAGAAGGCGGTTACGCCGGCCGCAGAGAGCGGCAAGAAGATCTTGTGGCCATTGATGGCCATGCTCAGGAATTCCAGCGCCAGCGGGACGAGCGCAACGCCAACGACGCCGCAGGCCACGCGCCGCAGCGGCGAACTCGGCTTCGGCCGCATGGGCGCATGCGGGTCATGGTCGAAGATGGGTGGCGGCGTGATGTCTTTCATCATCGGGGGAACGTCCTGTCCTGCATTCTCCTCGTCCCGCATGAAACCCGAAACTCCCAGCCCGGTCCGACCCGCGCCGATCGTGCCGCAACCTAAGCGCTAAGTCCACGCCATTTGGGACCGGATCCCAGGCATTCCCCGCCATGCCAGCCGCCCCTTGCCCGGCGGCATTTCTATAAGGAGCCGCCTATGGGCGCAGCATATGAGTGCACCCTCGAAACCACTGACGACGAGACATTCCTGTTCAGCATCCTGCCGCGGGACGCGGGCGGCAACGCGCCGACCTGGGCCAATTTCTCCTACGCCTATTCGCTCGTCGGTTGCGGCGTCTGCCTGACGCTCACGGAAGCTGACGGGATCGAGATCGACGAGGCGACGGCTGCGCTGACCATCGGCCCGTCAGATCGGAGCTACCGGCTGCGGCCGGGGCATTACAGGCACGGCTTCGCCATGACGCATATCAGCTCGGGCGTGACGACGCAGCATTTCGACGGGACCGTGACAGTGAGCGAGGGCAATCTGCGATGAACGTCACGTTTCGGCTGAAAGGGACGCCGACCTTCAAGTTTCGCTACACGCCCGGCCTGAAAGGCGACAAGGGCGATACCGGCGATGTGACACCCGCGGCGCTGCAAGCGCTCGCCGATGCGGAGGCCGCCGCGGCAGCCGCCCTCGCGAGCCAAACCGTTGCGGCGGGCAGCGCCACGGCGGCAGCGGGCTACGCGAGTTCCGCGAGCGGGAGCGCATCGGCCGCGACGACAAGCGCCGGCAATGCCGCCACCAGCGAGACGAATGCGGCGGCTAGCGCTGCATCGGCGGAAGATAGCGCGGAAGAAGCGGCCAACCTCATCGGCGGCACTGTCACGCAGGCCGTACGCTGGGACGTAGCGCAGAGCCTCAGTGGAGCCGAGCAGCAGCAGGCTCGCGACAATATCGCGGCCCTGTCCTCAGCCAACAATGCGGTCGCGAACGCCAATCTGCGCGATTCGGCGGGGCTCTCAGTTATCGGCCGCTCGGCGAATAGCCCAGGCGATCCGGCTGATATCGCGGCCGGCACGGACGGCTTTGTGCTTCGGCGGTCGGGCACGACGCTCGGGTTCGGTACCACCGATACCGCCGGCATCACTAACGATGCCGTGACCAACGCCAAGCTCGCCAATGTCGCGACGCAGACGATCAAGGGGCGCACGGCTGCAGGCACTGGCGATCCTGAAGACCTGACGGCGACGCAAGCCGCCGCCGTCATCGGCGCGGTTCGGTATAGCGCCTCGCAGTTGCTTTCGGCCAGCGAAGCAGCCCAGGCGCGGACCAATGTTGTGGCCGCCAGCAAGAATGATCGCCTGCGTGACCGTCTGATCAACGGCGGCATGCAGTGCAGCATTGAAAACGGCTCGACCGCAGTCGATGTCACCAACGGAGTGGCCTATCCCGTCGATCAGTGGTTGATCGCGGCGGCATCTACTCCGGGCGGCATCCTGCGCGGTCAGCGTGTGGCCAGCATCACACCCCAAGGCAACACCTATCGTCTGCGTGCGTCGGTTCAAGCAGCTGATACATCCATCGCTGCCGGCGACATCTACCTGATCCAGCAACCGATTGAAGGCATCGAGATTTCGGATGCGCTGTTCGGGACTGTCGCGGCGAACTCGATTCTGCTTCGCATCGGCGTTCGGGCGAACCTGGCCGGCCTCTATGGCGTAGCGCTGAGGAATAACGGCCTCAATCGGTCATGGACGGGCACATTCGAAATCCTCTCCGGGCAGGTGAATACCGATCTCTCGTTCACCTTCACGATTCCCGGCGATACGAGCGGGACTTGGATCATGGGCAACGTGGTGGGGATGTATGTGTCCGTCGCGCTCGCGGTTGGATCGACCTTCCACGGCGGTGGCGGGTGGCAGAGCGGCAGCTTCGTCACGCTGGCCACGCAGGTCAATTTCATGGCCTCGACGAGCAACACGTTCGAGCTGTTCGATTGCAGCTTGCACGTCGATCAGGACAATCTCGGCATCTTCCCTACCTATGAGATGCCGGACGAGATCGCCGAGCTGGTTCGCTGCAAGCGCTACGCCTGCTTCACCGAAGTTGGCTTGCAGGTGCCGGCCATCGGTTCGTTGCTCGCTCGCATCCCTTTCCCGGTCGAAATGCGAGCCGCACCGACGACGACGGTCACGACCACCGGCACGGCGACGAACGCGTCGGTCGCGACCGAAGCAGGGAACGTAACCGCTCGCGGCACCACGTTCCAAGTGACCGCGACCGCAGCAAATGGCTTTGTCGCTGATCGCGTTCGCTTTCACAACGCCAGAATGTGAGCCCGCCATGCGCTTCGTCTATCTATCCAGCGGAACCGAGATTTGCGCCACCATCGACGAAGGCGAAAGCCTCGCATCGTCACAGGGACCGGTTGTGCTTTCGATCCCGGCCCTCCCGGAGAACGCGCATTTCGCGGAAATGCAGCGTCTCGGGCTTGAGATCGAACCCTTTGAGCCGCCGGCCCCGGCTGTTCCGCTGGAAATCCAACGCCACCAAGGGCTGATTGCACTTCTCCTTGAGCAGGGCATTACCGAGCGAATGATCCGCGACAAAATGGAGGAGATCGAGGGTCTCACCGACCGCGAACTGACGCGGATTCGGCTGGAGCAGCCGACATGGCAGCGCCACAGCGAGTTTATCACGTGGGGCGCATTCGCCTTCGGCTTGTCGTCAGAGCAGGTCGATCAGCTCTTTATCTCGGCCGCATCCGCCTGACGCCTTCTGCGCTGGTCTAAAAGACGCCCAGGCCCCGTCGCGGACGTCTGCAAGCACTGCTACCTGATGAACGACCCCTACGGGGCCGACGTCTAGCCGAGGCAGCCACGTTCGATCCTGGCCACCGCTCACCCGGATTTCACGCAACACCTGGCGTATTTTTAGCTTGGCGCCAGCCAGCCCACTGGCCATCAAGTGGTTGAGCCATGTAATGCGGATCGTGCAACCGAGGGGACATGATGCGGCGGGGTCACATCCCGGAATTGGATGGCGTGCGCGGTCTTGCCTGCCTCTTGGTCATCTTTCTTCACGTCGTGGTCGCGCCGCTTCCGCTGTTTCCCGGGAGTTGGTTTGATTTAGCTCGATTTCGCGTGCAGCCGTTTTTGAACGGCGGCGTCGATCTGTTTTTCATCCTGTCGGGGTTCCTGATTTCCGGCATCCTGATGGATAGTCGCACGTCGCCGAGCTACTTCAGGTCATTCTGGCTCGCACGAACCTCGAGGATTTTTCCGGTTTACTACCTGATGATCGTGTTCTCGATCGTCATGAACTGGGTCAATGCAAACTACCCCTCCGTAACGGCTCATCTCGTCGGCCATGCGACGTTGTCGGTCTGGTATTATGTCGGGTTCGTGCAGAACTTTGCCCTGGCGCTCTTGCCGGGAGGGCGCGCCTCCCTGGGAGTCACCTGGTCGCTGGCGATCGAGGAGCAGTTCTACCTGGTGCTGCCGTTCCTGGTGTTCCTCTTGCGACGGCAGGCGCTTGTGGCTCTGGCCATTGGTATCATCGTCGCGACACCCGTCATTCGAGGCTGGGTTGTCCAGAACGTCAGCTGGAACGCCGGCTACATCTTCACGGTGTGCCGGCTGGACGCGCTGATGATGGGCTTTCTGATCGCATGCATCGTCCGGAGCGAGCGGGCGCTGGAGATTGCAAGACGTGCGCAGCGGGGGCTGAACTGGCTCGCGCTAGTCCTCATCGCGCTGCAACTCGGTGACTTCTGGGGCACGGTCGGCCAAATCTGGGAGCGGGGCGGCAATTCGAAGGTCGCGCTGATCCTCATCTGCGCTCAGTACCCGCTGATAAATCTTGCGATGGCGTGCCTGCTGCTGAACGTCTTCACCCGTGAGGCCGGGCCGTTTCGCTGGCTCTTGAAAACAAAAATACTCATGACCGCCGGCATGATCTCCTACGGCGCGTACATGTATCATCAGGTGTTCAACTATGCGCTTTGGGGGTGGCTTTATGGCCACGAACCCAAGTCGATGGGCTTGGCACAAGCGTACGTTCCGGTGCTGGTGCTCGCACTGACAGCGATTGTCGCGTTGCTCTCGCATCAATACTTCGAGATGCCGGTCAGGCGCTGGGCTCGTCGAACCAAGAGCCCCGCTCCACCTGAAGGCCTGGTGCCGAGCGGCGCCTGACCCGGCCGATCGGCTAACGCTCTCGTCGTTCTTGCAAGCCGCCGCATGGCGGCTTTTTTCGTCCGCTTCTGCGGGTATTACCGCGTTCGGAGCCCCGGCGCGGGCGTCTGCCTGTTCGTGCCGCGCCCGACCTTCTGACACTCCCACCTCGGAGACCACGATGAAACGCCTCGTCCTGGCGGCGCTCGCGCTCGCCTGTCTGTCGGCCTGCGCCCGCCCGCCCGATGAGGGTGCCGGCAATCTGTTCAAGGTCCTGGTCTGCAAACAGAACGGGAGCTGTTGATGCGCCTCGTCTGGAACTGGCAGGCCGTACTCCGCCATGCCTGGAGCATTCGCCTGCTCGTCGTCGCCGGTGTCCTGAGCGGCGCCGAGGTCGCGCTGCCGCTGCTCGACGGCGTGCTCGACATCCCCGAGGGCGTCTTCGCCGCGCTCTCCTTTCTCGCCACGGCCGGCGCCTTCGTCTCGCGCATCGTGGCCCAGCAATCGGTCTCCGGAGGTGAGGCATGAGCCGCCTGAAGAAGAGTGCCGCGGCCGCGGCGCTGGCCGCGACCGTGCTCGGCGGGTTCGAAGGGCTGCGGCTTGCCGCCTATCCCGATCCCGCGACCAAGGCCTATCCCTGGACCGTCTGCTATGGCGAGACCCGCCTCGAGGACGGCTCGCCCGTGCGGCCCGGTATGAAGTTCACGCTCGACCAGTGCAAGCAGATGCTGGTCGAGCGGGCCGACGAGTTCGCCGATGCGCTCGAGCGCTGCGTGCCCTCGGCCAAGGAGATGCCGGCGAAGCGCTACGTCGCCCATCTCAGCCTCTCCTACAACATCGGCACAGGCGCCTACTGCAAGTCGTCCGTGGCGCGGCTGCAGAACGCCCGGCAGACCCGGGCGAGCTGCGACGCCTTCCTGAAATGGAACAGGGCCGCCGGCGTGGTCCTGCCCGGGCTGACGCGCCGGCGCCAGCAGGAACGCGCCATGTGCCTGGAGGGTCTGTGATGTTCGGCCTCGACAAGACGCTCCTGCGCATCAGTGCCGTCATCATCGGGCTCGTCCTGGCCGGGCTCGCCTTCTGGGCCGGCATGGCCGCGCTCGACCGGATGGAAAGCCGCGCGGCCGAAGCGGCCAGGGCCGAGCGCGACGCGCATTGGCGCGCCGAGATCGCTGCCAGCAACGCCGTGGCTGAGCGCGAGCGGGCCGAGCAGCTCCAGCAGACCGCGGCGGCCGAAAGCCGGGCCCGCGCCGAAATTTCCAGCCTTTCCGATGATCTTGCCGACCTGGAGCGCCGCAATGCGACCCTGCCGAATGCTGATGCTTGCGGCCTCGACCGTGACCGTGTCCGCTTGCTCGACGCCCGATAAGCCGATCGTGCGGACCGAGTTCATCCGCCCCGCCATCCCGGCCGAGGCGCGCCAGCACTGCGCCGATCCGGTCTCGCTGCCCGATCGCGCCCTGAAGGCGCAGGAGGTGACGAGCCTCTGGTCGCGCGATCGCGCCGGCCTGCGGATCTGCGAGCAGCGGCGCGCCGCCGCGGTCTCCGCAAGCGAAGGGGCGGCGCCATGATGTTCGGGCAGGAGCTTTCTCTGCCGGTCGTGGTCTCGGTCGTGACCGCGATCTGCGCCGTCGCCGCCAGCTGGGGCGTGGTGCGCTTCCAGGCGGCGCAGCACGACAGGCGCATCGCCCGGCTCGACGAGCGCTGCGACGCGCTCGGCCGCGAGCTCTCGACCTTCAGGGAAGCGGCGGCGCAGCGCTTCGTCACGGTCGAGATGATGTCGAAGCTCGAGGAGCGCGTCGTCGGCGCGATCGACCGCCTCGCCGACCGGCTCGACCGGATCATCGAGGCGCGCGCGAATGGCCCGAGGACGGGTTGAATGGCGGAGCGCTGGCCCGGGATCTGGGGCGAGACGCTCTTCCGCCTGATGCAGGTATGGGTAGGTCCCCCGCCCAGATCATGCTTGGCCTGGTTGGCACGCCCGATAGAAGCTGTCGTCGGTGACGCCAGCGAGGCTCGAATCAGCCCACCGCCTGACCCTGTTGCTCGTGGTGACGGGCGCACCTTGGCGGGCTGCAATGGCGAGCAGAAGATCGTCGAGGCCTGCAAAAAGCGCCATCCGGCCGACGATCAGCTTCGGACGAAATGCGTCGAGCGTCTGCTGCTTTCGCGCTGGTCGCCAGCAGTCTACTGTGAAGCTACTTCCAGCGAGAGCAGGCACTGGCGATGGTTCAGATCAAAGGACGCCCCGACGCCCCCCTGTCGCTTGATCAGGCCTGGCTGGACGATGTGATTTCACGCGCCGCCAATGCGATTTCGTCCGGGTCAACGATATCGTTCTTTGATCGGTTCTCACAAATTACCAATAATAGCAGCAGACTGTTCGCGCCCGACGGAGTCTTTACCGAAACAGGTTGGACCAGGGTGTCCAATCCACGTGGAGGAGCTCCGTTCGAAACCATCCACTCGATCGGCGCATCCTATGACACGACGACCTTGTATTCACTCAGTATTGCTATCTCGATCAGCGCACTGCCATATCCCTCCACTTATCCTGCCATCTCCCAGCTCATGCTTGGGGACGATGCCGTAATCGGTACCAGTTTCGACGATTACATTCCGGGCTATGCCGGCAATGACCTGATTGCGCCGGGCCTGGGTTCGGATTTGGTCCATGGCGGCCCGGGTCTTGATCGAATCTCCTATGCGGATGCAGCCGCTGGCGTCAGCGTGTCGCTGGCATCCGGGTACGCCTTCGATTGGGGCGGCATGATCGACCGTTTCATCGAAATAGAGGGCGCGGTCGGTTCGGCTTTCGCCGATTTGATCGGCGGCGATGACGCGGCCAATATTCTCGAGGGTGGCGCCGGAGATGACCAGATTTTCGGCTGGCAGGGCGATGACATCCTGATCGGTGGGACGGGTATCGATTGGCTGGACGGTGGGGACGGCGTCGATACGGTCAGCTATGAGACCGCTTCGGTGGGGGCTGTGGTGCGCTTTGATCTCGGCATCGAAGCCGGCACCGATGCCGACGGCGACACGTTTGTCTCGATCGAACGTGTCCGCGGCTCGAATTTCGCCGACCTGCTGATTGGCGGCGCTGGCGACGACTTTTTTGCCGGCCTGGACGGCGACGATATCCTCATCGGCTCCGACGGAAATGATCACCTGGCCGGTGGGAACGGCTCCGATACGCTCTATGGCGGTGCTGGCGACGATATTCTCTACGAAGGTGACGGCTACGGAATTGGCCGGGATATGTTGTTCGGAGGAGCCGGCAACGACCAGATCACGGCTCACCCCTATTCGTCCAACACGTTCATCGCTGGCGGCTCAGGAAACGACGTGATCGTCGGCGGTATCGGGCCCGACACGATCTATGGTGACGACGTGCTCCCAGACGGCCAGTCAGGAGGTTCCGGCGACGACCTCATTGATACGGGGCAGGGGGATAATACGGTCTATGCGGGGGGAGGCAACGATCAGATCACGTGCGGTCAGGGGACTGACACCGTCTATGGCGGCGATGGCGACGACGTCATCATCGAAGACCAGTTCGGCGGTAGCAGCTCCAACATCCTGATGGGTGACGCCGGCAACGATCGGATCGGGGGCGGGGTCGGTGCGGACTATATCGACGGCGGCACAGGCGATGACACGCTCGCCGCCGGGACAGAGTACTCTCCTGCCAGCGATTGGTTTGTATTCCGCTCCGGTAGCGGGCGCGACACCATCCTCGACTTCAGGCCAGGGAGTGATCACCTCGCAATTTTCGCCGACGTGAATGGCACCGGCTGGATGACGGAGGCTGACATCCTGGCCGCATTCCACGATGTTGGCGGCGTCGCAACGCTCGACCTCACGGGTGGTAACACAATCACCTTCATCGGCTTGCAGAGCACGGCCTTCACAGTCGCAGATATTCTCATCCTCTAGCTGCCGCGGTAAACGCCCACCGGCCGCCGCGCCTCAGATCGTCGCGCGCTTCTCGTGCCAGCGCGCGACGGCCTGTTTCAGCGCTTCAAGCTCCTGCTCGGCCTCCTCGTCGAGCGTGCTCTTTTGCAGGGCCTCGATCCGCTCCTTGGCGACATGATGGTCCTCCGCGGTTTCGATCGAGAAGTCCGGCTTGCCGCTGCCGCCATTGTGAGAGTCGTGCTCAATCCGGGTCTTCATCGTCAGCTGTTCCTGTCCATTGGGCCTCAATCGTCTGAGGCGAGTTCGTCCGTCTGGTTGGGGTTGCGGTTGACCATCCGCAGGACCCGCATGCTCTCGGTATAGGTCTCGATGGCCGCGCAGATCTCGGCGAGCGCTCGCTCCCGCGGCGCGATCGAGCGCTTTCGCCAGCTCGTCGTCATTGCGGATCGTGAGCGGTGTCTTCGCCATGGCGATTCAACGGCTCATGGCTGCGCTCGTTCCACCGCGGCCTCCATCGGCACTCGCTTGGGGCAAGGGGAGGCGGGCTGGAATATCGGGTAAGGCGAACTGCGCGGATTTGTTCTACAGCGATGCTTCAGGCCAATCGAGCTTGGCGCAGGTCAAGTTCTTGTCGCCTCGTTAAGAACGAGGCCGGTCCGTGCGGCTCTGTTCAACTGCTCGACTGAATGCCGCACTAAGGTAGCCGGCTCGATCATGGGCATTTCCGAAAGCCGCAATCGACTTCTCGGGCCGATGCGCTAGTCGTCCCGCTTGGCGGCGATCGAGTCCGACAGACCAGGCGCTCCACCCTGACGGATTTCGCCGCCGCGTGTCGCGAGTTCTTCGACATAGCGCCGCCGGGTCATGGCGGTATTCTCGAGTGAGCGTTCGGCTAGCCAGGCGCGGTAGGGTGCCAGCCGCACCGTAATGATTTCGACGGCACGTCCGCTGCTGAGCATTTCATGCAGGGCCTGGGTCGCGTGAGAGAGCCAGACCGAATAGTGCTTCGGCATCTGGTCTCGATCATGGGCAAGCGCCCATAATTCGGCGAATTCCGATTCTTCGTACCACGGCATCGCGACTGCGTACGTCTCGTCCTGGGGACGTATTTGGTGCCAATCCGGTCAGTCGCGGCATGGCGGCGACGATCGAGGGGCGTAAGCAACCCATATTGGGGGAACTGGCTCACGTGAGCAGTCGCCTTGAGAGCCGCCATGTCAACGGAAATCGGGGTGATGTTCTGCGTAAAATTACTCATTCGGCGGTGAGTGATAACTTCAAAAGCTGATGCCGGGCGTGTTGTTTAATGCTAATTGCTTCGCATCAGGTGAGAACATGCAGCATTATTACTCGGAAATCGTCGCGAGCGCCGGTCCCCCTGCCCGATACGGGAGGCGGGCCCGCATGGTCGAATTCGCCGGCCGGGGCGGCTGGAAGGTATGCTGTTTCTATGAACAGGGCGGCTCTTTCGGCTATCTGGATCATTTGATCTCGCCGTCGGGGGACAAGATCGAGCCATGGAGGGTCGCGGAAGCCGATCCGCTTTTCGATTTGCGGTTTTGGAAACCGGCGGAGCCGACGATCCACTGACGCCTCATCATGGTCCGGGCGCCAACCCGGCCAGGAGCGGCGCAGTCGCTATGCTCACGCCGCCCGGATCTGTTCCTCGAATTCCTCTGGAATCGCGCCGTGCCTCGCCAGCACGTCGATGGAGCTGACCTCGCCCGTCTCGTCATCTGCGACGACATGGATCACGGCGACGCCCTCGGCGCGCTTGGCCAGGCGTTCGGCATCGTTCAACGCGTGGTGCCTTGTCCTGGCCGGAGCCTTCTGGCCCGGGACGAGCCGCTTCCGGCGCGTAACGAACTCCTGGATGATGAAGGTATCGACGTTCATCGCGCGACTCGCCCCGTGATCTGCATGTTCTCTTATTGTTCTGGTTTGTGGGCGAGTCAAATGCGCGTCCCATGCCACGGACGCCAACCGTTCCGCCAACGCTGAACATGGACCTGCGGTACCCTGGCGTCGGCGAGCGTCAAGCCATTCCCTCGACTATCCGCGAGATCCGGGCGGCGTGAGGGAAGGGGAGCCGCTCCCTATCGCCCGCGGCGCGCCAAAGCTGAAAGCAGTCCCCAGATGCCGAGCAGTTTGCTCGGCCCGCCCATCCGTGTTGCGGCCAGGCTCAGGGCGGCCGAAACAATCCGCGGGTAGCGACCACTGGCGGCAACCTTGGTGAAATAGGCGCCTAACGCCTGGCCTAAGACGAATCGCAGCAT